AGGGCGTTCCCTCTAAAAGTTGCATAGAGTTGCGTGGTACGCCTTGGCCTTTCCCTACGCACCCATTAAAAGCTTGGACTAAGAAACAAGAAGAGCAGTACCAACAACAGCAGAGAAATAAATTACCCGAGGCACCACTATGACGCATGAAGAACAGATTGCCAAGTTAACAGAGATGTTAGAGATACAACAAAAGTTGCATGAGACAGCGATAGATATGCTCAAGCCCGCGATAGAAATAGCAGTACAGAAAGAACGTGAGGCTATTGCTCATATGGTAGAGCCGTGGCTTCTGCCTGAGTATGTGGAAAAAATCAGAGCAAGGGGGAAAGCATGATTGAAGATGACGATGACATTCAAGAGTACAAGCGCCCTTGGGTTGGGTTGACGAGGGACGAACAAAGTTTTGTTTACCACAGATTGCATAACTCAACTTCAAGAATAGATTCGTTTTGGGTAGATTTTGCAAATGCCATTGAAGCCAAACTCAAGGAGAAGAACACATGACTAAACGAGAAACCATAGTAACTTTTATCAAAGATATGTTACGCCCACGCACGATGAAAGAACTCATTGATATCGAGATGCGTGATGCTTTCCTATCAAAGATGCAAGCGGAGAAGTCACTTGAGTACGCTACTAGCGTAGTTGAGTACAACCGTCAGCGCATCCGTCGCCTTGAAGAAAGATTAAAAGAGATAGGAGACAAGGAATGACACCCGAAGACGAAGAGTTCACACGCATCGAGATGGAGTCTCGCGTTAAACAAGAGTACGTAAAGTCTATGAACCGCAAGCGTCAGATAGCCGAACCACAAGATGCCGTAGTTCACTTGATGGACGAGTTAGCCATAGCAAGGATTGCCGTCAGAGAGTTAGGCGATAGGCTCTCGAAAGTAGAGAAGAGCAACACCCAAGTCAGAAACGAGACGCTAGACGAGGTTACGCATGAGTTTGAGAAACTGGCTATTGCTTTCGGAGTAGACACAGTGCACAGCTTTATGATTTTTGTGCGGGAGATGAAGGAATGATAGACGTACTGTTGAGAGATCAGATTGCTATGGCGGCGATGCAAGCAATGTTGATACGAGGAGATACAGAGGGCGTAGCAGAAGAAGCTTACCTACAAGCAGACAGGATGCTTGAGGCAAAAGTCAAAGCCCCCGCAAGTGATTGGTTAAGGGAAGACCCCGCAATTTATTTAGAACTACCGAAAAGAGTAGCAAACGCAGTCAGAGCACAACACATCTTAACTATGGAGGACTTACTGGATACGAGAGCGTATTTTTGGTTAAACCGAGTGCCCAACATGGGCGCAATGTCAGCAAAACAATTATTCGCCGCGTTGGAAAATCGCGGTCTTAAACTTAAATCTTAAAGAGGAAAATATGGCAAAGAGATCACAAGCAATGAGCACAAAAGTGCGTAAGTATTTAGCAAAGCACCCACTTGCAAAAGCACAAGTCGTAGCCGACGCCACTGGTGCAACGGTGCAATACGTCCACAACATTCGGTACGCTGATAAGAAGAATGGTGTGGTTAGTACACCGGCAGTAAAGAAGCCCAAGTGGAAGGCAGTATGGGCGGGTACAAGTAGCAAGTCAATCAAAGCCGACATGGAAGCAGACGCGCAGTTTGAGAAAGACCAAGACAAGCGTAGAGCACAAGGTTGGCAAGGTCAGCATGTTGGAGATAAGTTTGTGGCAGTCCCAGTAGGGTTTAACGGTACAACTAAAGCACATCTCGAAAATGCTTGGAATGAAATAACTAGAGAAGAAGCAAACAAAACTAGAAAAGACATTGTTGCCGAGCACCATACCGACATGGTTAACCACCCACCTCACTACAAGATGGGCGGTATTGAGACTATCGACTTCATTGAGGCGAAGCAGTTTGGTTACAACCTAGGTAACGTAGTCAAGTACATCAGCCGTGCTGACCTCAAAGGTAGCCACTATGAAGACTTGCTCAAAGCACGTTGGTATTTAAACCGCGAGATCGCTAAGTTCTCACCAGACACAAAGGTAACCAAATGACTACAAAAGCAAAAGCCGACGAGACGGCGGAACTACATAAGTACACAACATTCAAACTAGATGGCATCACTTATGTACCACACTACCGAGACGTTAAGAGATACGTTGGCCCGGGGTATCCAAGACACACTACTGATGTGTTTACAGCATCAGACTTGTTTAGTGCTGGCGCTGTGCCAACTATCTCATTTCTTTGGAAGCGATCTGAGTTTGGCATCATAAAAGCGGGAAAGATAGGATGAATTTAATCACCCTTGACTTCGAAACGTTCTACGATAAAGACTTCTCTCTATCCAAATTAACAACTGAAGAATACATTCGCGATGACCGTTTTGAAGTTATCGGTGTAGGAGTAAAAATAAATGATGACGAAACGCAATGGTTCACAGGAGACCACGCCGACACCTCCGAGTTTCTATCTCGCTTTGACTGGGATAGTTCTTTTCTGCTTGCTCATAATTGCATGTTTGATGGTGCTATCCTTTCTTGGCGGTTTGGTATTAGGCCAAAAGTACTTCTCGATACCCTAGCAATGCTACGTGCCATTGATGGCACAGAGGTTGGCAACAGCCTAGCAAAAGCCGCCGAGCGTTATGGCTTGGGGGTGAAGGGTACTGAGGTAGTCGCGGCTATGGGTAAACGCCGTGCTGATTTCTCTGCGGAGGACTTGGCGCAATATGGCGTGTACTGCAAGAACGACGTCAAGCTGACGTACGACTTGTTTAATATCTTGCAAGCAAACTTCCAGAAGCCAGAGCTTAAGCTAATAGACATGACTCTCCGTATGTTCACAGAGCCTACGCTACGTCTTGATCTACCTGTGTTGGAGCAACATCTTGTACTTGTACAAGAAAAAAAGGAGGCCCTGATCGCCGAGGCATGCGCCGACAAAGAAGTGCTTATGTCCAATCAGAAGTTCGCCGAGCGATTGATTGAGTATGGTGTCCCACCACCCATGAAGGTTAGCCCCACGACAGGCAAAATGGCTTTGGCTTTGGCTAAGAGCGACGAGGGATTTAAAGCGTTGGCAGACCACTGGGATGAGCGGGTGCAAGCACTTGTTGCCGCGCGTCTTGGGACAAAGTCCACATTAGAAGAGACACGCACCCAAAGATTTATCTCCATAGCGAAGCGTGGTAGCCTTCCAGTTCCCCTGAGATACTATGCCGCACACACAGGGCGTTGGGGTGGGGACGACAAACTCAACCTACAGAACTTGCCACGCAAGTCACCACTCAAGACGGCTATCGTAGTACCCGAAGGCTACGTCATGATTGATGCCGACTCCTCACAAATTGAAGCGCGGATCGTTGCATGGTTGGCGGGGCAAGCTGATTTGGTAAGCGCGTTTGCAAAAGGCGAAGACGTTTACAAGATCATGGCAACAAAGATATACAACAAACCTCTTGGAGAGATTGACGACGCTGAGAGATTTGTGGGTAAGACTACGATTCTTGGCGCGGGCTACGGCATGGGTTGGCGCAAGTTTCAGATACAACTCAAGAACTTTGGGGTAAGTTTGGACGACAACATGTGCCAACATATTTTGAAGGTGTACCGACAAGAGTTCCCATATATTCCTGCGCTATGGGATGAAGGACACAAAACCTTGGATGCACTGGCAAGCCCTAAACTTGTTACTACTCCGTTTGGGAAACAGGCACAGGCAGTGAGCGTACTCCCCGGAATTGGATACGATCTTCCTAGCGGTTTGCCTCTCAAGTATATGAACTTGCGTGCCCCCGAGATTGACTTGCATGGTCGACCACAGTACGTCTACGATACCCGCAAAGGTGAAGTCCGTATCTACGGTGGTAAGGTAGTCGAGAACTTATGCCAAGCACTTGCACGCTGTGTGATTGCCGAGCAAATGCTACGGATAGCGAAACGCTACAAACCAGTTCTGACTGTGCATGATGCCGTGGCGTGCGTAGTATCCGAATTAGAGCGCGATGAAGCCATCAAATATGTAAACGAATGTATGCGTTGGCGACCCAAGTGGGCTGAGACTTTGCCTTTGGCATGTGAGATTGGTGCAGGAAAAAGCTACGGCGACTGCGGTAAGAAAATGTCTATTGAGAAATGGGGGCTGAAATGACAGAAGGCAGAACTTGCACTAAGTGCGGCGAGTTCAAGTTGTTTTTAAATTTTGAATCCCAAGGCATTAAAACTAGGGCAGATGGTAGTACGTACCGAAAGTACCGAGCACAATGTAAATTGTGTATGAAAGATAAAGTACAACAGTGGAATCAAAACTACCGAACAAGGAATGGTGACGCAATACGTGCAAGGAACCGAAAACAGTGGCGGATTGAGCACCCACCAAAAGAACCAAAACCAAAACGAACGATCGAAGAAGCTAGGGAGTATCAACGAAACTACTACAGAACTCACAAGGAGTACTACGCTGAATATACTAAAAAATATTACGCGGATAACAAAGAAAAGATAGATGCGTGTGTTAGAAAATGGCAAAAGGAAAACAAAGAACGGCATAACGAAACACGCCTTAAATGGCGGGAACAAAACAGAGAAAAAGTAAACGCGCAACAAAAAACAAATAGAGATAAGTTATTTGCTGAAAACCCCGAACGAATTCGTGCGTTAAGGCGCGCCAAGAAAGCTAAACAAAAAGCTAAAGACCCACAAGCGTGGAACGCAAAGATGGCTAAGTACAACGCATCGTGCCAAAAAAGAATGGTAAATGAACTTTCAGATGCGTATGTACGAGCAAGGCTTGTAATCCCAAGTGACGGAAGCCGCCGAAAAATATCCGCTAAGGATATACCTCAAAGTTTGGTAGAAGCCAAACGTGTACAACTGATGATTTTAAGGAGTTTAAAAAATGAAAAACATGAATGAACTGCGCGACCAACTGTCTGAAATTTTTGCTGGTTTGAAAGCGGGGACTATTCAGCATAAGGACGCCGCAGAGTTTGCTAATTTGGCTGGAAAGATGATTAACTCTGCCAAAGTTCAAGTAGAGTACTTCACCCTGCGCCAAGAAGTGCCCGATATCCCATTTTTGGATTGTGGAACTAAAACAGCCAAAACAGCCAAGAAAGCCACATAATGAATTACACATGGTCGTATTCCAGCATCTCGCTGTTTCAGCAATGCCCACGCAAGC